CCTGATCCTGACCAGCGCATCGCTCTCGCACGGATCAACGAGGGCCGCAATGTGTTCCTGACCGGGGCGGCCGGCACCGGGAAATCCTCGGTGACCGTCGAGGCGATCCGCCGACGCCTCGGCGACCGCTCGCTCAAGGTGTGCGCGACCACCGGAGTGGCCGCATTGAACCTGCGCGACAAGCTCCACGCGATGTTCGGCGAGCACGTCGACACGTCCACGATTTACCGGTGGGCCGGGATCGGGCTCGGGCCGAAGCCGGGGCAGCCGTTTGACGAGTATCTATCATACATGCGCGGGCGCGGCTTTTCATGGCAAGGTGCCTGCCGCCGGATCCGCGGCACCCGCACGCTCATCATCGATGAGGTAAGCATGCTGCCGGGGCGCGTGCTTGAGTTTGTCGACTACGTTTGCCGCGCGGTGCGCGAAGACGAACGGCCGTTCGGTGGCATCCAGGTGATTGCGGTGGGTGATTTCCTGCAACTGCCGCCGGTGGCCAAAACCGGATTGTATGATTGGGCGTTCCAATCGCCTTGTTGGGCGGCAATGGACTTCTCCAGCGTTTCGCTGCGCACCGTCCACCGGCAGGACGACCCGGATTTCATATCGATCCTCAACCAGTTCCGCGAAGGCACGGTGACCAAGGCGGGGGCGGGGATCCTCAAGCGGCGGGTGGCGATGTTCCCCAGCTCGAGGATCCTGCGGCTGTTCACTCACAACACGCAGGTGGACAAGTGGAATGCCTACCAGCTCGGCGCGCTCGACAGCAGCGAATACACGTTCGACGCGCAGGGCGAAGGGCCGGCAGCGGAAGTCGAGTGGCTGCAAAAGAATCTGGTCACGCCGACGAGGCTGACAATCAAGCAAGGGGCAAGGGTGATGGTGACGGCGAACCTGCGCGATGCCAGCCAACAGGACGCGCTGCTGGCCGCCAATGGTGACATTGGCACGGTGATGGGCTGGAGCAATCTGGTCGGCGTGATCCGCGTGCGGCTCGACAACGGCCGCGAGATCGATGTGGAGCCGCACGAGTGGGAATACGACCCGACGGCCGAGGGGGACACCGGCACATTCACCCAGTTCCCGCTGCGGCTGGCGTGGGCATGCACGATCCACAAAAGCCAAGGGCTCACGCTCGACAGCGCGCTTATCGACATCCGCGCGGCCCGCGAGCCGGGGCAGGCATACGTGGCAATCAGCCGCGTGAAGAGCCTCGCGGGGCTGCATCTCAAGGACTGGTTCCAGGGGATGTTCATCAGTCCGCAGGCCAAGGATTTTCACCGACGCATCGCCGCGGGTGTGTCGAGTGATGCTGCCCGGCCGACGCTTACACTTTCCAACAACCCGAACAACGAACTGCCGTGGTGAACTCTATTCCTGACACATTTGAAGATTGCCCACGATGCAAAGCAGCATGGCAGGACGAGCCTAGACTGGTGCGGCTGGTCTACGGAGCACGCAAGATTTCAAGTGGTGCAATTCATTACGGCAAGGTGTGCCCGGAATGCCATTGGAATCAGGCCATGAAAAAAGAGGCTTTCAGGCAAATTGTCGGAGACATGGGGTTCCCGCGTTTTGATGACGAGCCGTATTCGCTCTGCGAAAAGTGCGGTGCACCATACGCCGAGATCCATCATTGGGCACCGCGCTACATTTTCGGAATCGATGCCGACAAATGGCCGACATCCGCTCTTTGCCGATCATGCCACGAAGAGTGGCACCGCAAAGTTACACCGCTTATGAACCTTCCATATTAAATCACCATGAAAATTATACAGCAAAGACTTGAAGTAAAGGATTGGCCGCTTGAAAAAGTGGGTGATAAAAAATTTTTCGGCTACATAGTGAGTATCGGGGTATTCCCTGCTAATGATTGGGATTCTGAAAGCATGATCCCTTATGTTGATTTTGCGTATAATCAAAAATATGAACGGTATCGACTTCCTAATAATGCGGATTTGCATGACCAACTACATCAAATGCTGATTGAGAATATAGATATGGGCATCAATGGGAATGGAATATACAACAAAGTATGGATTAGCCTAAATGATGATGGGTATTTAGTATTTTTACCATGATTGCGCCAATCTCAACACTTACCACCATGCCCAAAATTTCCGACATCATCGCCAGCAGAAAAAACGCCGCCCAGCCGCTCCCCGCGGCCGATCCAGCGGAGCCGCTCATCTCCTACTACACCGCCGCCAACGCCCCGGAGCCGGCCGGGGCTGCCACGCTCACCGCATTCATCGAGGCCATCCAGTCCGACGAAAACCAGAAGTCAGTGACGCGCCTGCGCGAACGACTCTCCGCCGGTGACGAGGACGGATACGTCAAGGTGAAGCGCACGCTCGCCGCGGTTTCCATTTCCGGCAAGACGACCAAGGGCGGCCGCGCGAAATCCCACGAGCAAGGGCGCTTTATCCATTCCGGCTTCCTCCAGATCGATCTGGACGGCAAAGACAACGTCGGCTGGACGGTCGATGAGATGCGCGACATCCTGCGCGCCGAACCGCGGGTGGTCGCTGCGTTCGTCTCGCCGTCCGGCGATGGCGTGAAGGGCGTGGCTCGCATCCCGGCCGATGTTTCCACGCACCTCGGATCGTTCGTCGCCGTGCGCGAGTTTTTCGCCCAGCACAAGCTGAAGGTGGACGAGGCATGCAAGGATCCCGGCCGACTGTGCTTTGTCTCGTGGGATCCAGACGCATGGATCGACCTCACGCGCACCGCGGTGTTCGAGCCGGTCGACGAGGCCGCACCAGAAATCGACTTCGACGCGGCGGGCGCACCCAGCAAGGGGCTTGTGCTCAAGATGCGCTCGACCGCATTTCCCGAGCCGCCCGCCAATGGGATTCACACATGGCTGATGCAGGCCGCTTGGTGGTGCCGGATCCATGACATGACCGAGGCAGCCACCGCGGCGAAGCTGCAAGGCTACGACGGGACATTGCGCCGCCGCTTGCAGCCGACCGAGGCAGTCGACGCCGCGGCAAAGGTATTCTCGGTCGCGCGGGACAATTCGTGGAAAATCGCCGCGGATGTCGAGGCGCTGATCAATCCGCCCGCCGGAAGCACCGCGACGGAATACGCGCCCGACGATGTGTTCTATGACGGCCCGGCAGGCCGATACTTGATCCGCGTGGGCAATACCTACCACATGCAATCGAAACGCAGCCCGGTCATAACGGGACTGACACGCTACCTGGCGAAGGATCACGACGATGCGAAGGAGCTGGCGGCCGCGGTCAAGGCGACCATCGCCGCCCGGGAGCTCGACGGCGGCATCCAGTGGTCTGGGAATATCGCCGGACATCAGCAGGGGCTCACCCGCGACGTGGACGGCAAGCCGATCCTGATCTTGTCCGAGGCCCAACAGCCGACCCCGTCCAGCGGTCCATGTGACCTGATAACCGACCTGATCGCCCAAGCGTTCGAGGATCCCACCGCATTTCAGGTTTTCGTCTCATGGCTGGCTGGACGCTACCGGGCTGTGCGCGACCACACGCATATCCCATCGCCTATGCTCGTGATGGCGGGCGAGGTGAATAGCGGAAAGTCGCTCGTCGCATGGATCGCCGCTCAGTGCCTCGGCGGCCGCACCGCCAATCCATACAACGCATGGGCGGGCGGCATGCTCTGGAATGACGACCTGGTCGGCGCGGAAATGTTGCTGGTCGACGACTGCGCCGGATCCACCGACATGCGCGCCCGACGATGCTTCGGGGCCGCTTTCAAGGAGGCGATGTATCCGCATATCGTCCAGCTCCGCAAACGCCACTCGTCGAGCGTGAGCGTGCGCCCGGTGTGGGCGTGCATCGTGTGCTGCAACAACACCCCGGAGGCGCTTCAGATCATCCCGCCGCTGGATGCGGACATGTCCGACAAGGTGATCTTGCTCCACGTTTCGCCGCTCAGGCTGCCAGTCGATACGTCAACCCCGGCCGGACGCGCGACTCTCCAGACGATGATCCGCAACGAACTGCCGGCATTCGTCCACCAACTTGAGACGTGGGTGACCCCGGAGGAATTGCACGACACCCGCAGCGGCATCAAGGCGTGGCGAGACCCCGACCTGCTCGACAGCGTGGACGCGAACTCGCCCGCCCGCCGGGTCGAGACGCTGATCACCGCGGCCATCGAAAACCGCGGCATCTGGCACGACCTGCCGCGAGAGCTCACCGCGATTGAGATCGAGACGCGCCTGACCGACCCGCACTCGCCGGTCCGCGACCAGGCGCGCGCGCTTTTCCACTGGCACGGTGCCTGCGGATCCGCGCTCGCCCGGTTGGCGAAAATGGGCCGCGGGCTCGTCACCGAAGGCACTTTCAATAGCCACGATAAAATCAAGCGGTATTTCATTGAGCCGTAAAAAGTGCTAAACATGACCCCGCAAGACCCCGCAAATCAAACGAGCGTTTTTATTTTGCGGGGTTATGCGGGGTTATGTTTGTACCTTTTAAGAGTGAAAAGGTATAAAAACAGAGGGGGCCACCGATCGCCGGAGCAAAAATTTCCAAAAGTGCCAAACATAACCCCGCATAACCCCGCAAACGCTGGCGGCCGGATTTTTAACATGTCCGAAACATTCGTGCTTGTGCAATTGCAATTTTATTGCAATAACGCATTCGTGTTGCACGACCACGCAGGCGCGACCGAGCCGGACATGGCGGCGGCCATCGACAAGCCAGACGAGATTCTGGCCGACGAGCTTGGCGTCACCTTGGCTCAGGCCCGGCAGATTCTGGTCATCATCGAGCGGTATCGGCGCGAGGAATTGGCCACGGCGCTGGGCGCTGTCATCGGCTGGATTCTGGCCGGCGGAAACCCGGTGGCCAAAATCTACGGGTTGGCATTCGCTGCCGGGCTCGACCAGCTCAACGGCCTGCATTCCCAAGCCGAAGCCGCCCGCAAACTCGGTGTCACCAGGGCGCTGCTCTCGCACTACGTGGTGGCGGCCCGCGACGCCATCGGCATCCGCGTCACAAAATACCGCAAGAGCGATGCGAGCCGCGAGAGCTACCGCCGCACACAGAACCGGATCAATCACCCAAACCACCACACTAAATGACACTGACTCAATTATCCGCAATCCCGATCACCGGCGACTTCCAGCTGGCGCTGCCAGAGGACATGACACAGGATCAATGGGCCGACCTGCACCGCTCGCTGGTCGCGGTCAAGCGCAAGGCCAAGGCGCTGATCGTCCAGAGCTACGACTACGGGGCCAAGCACTACGGCGACGAGTATGCTGGCCAAGTCCACGAACAGGCGGAACTGGCGCTGGGCCTGCCGCAACCGAAGCAGAAGCCGGACGTGAATGGCGAGGGGAAAGCCAAGGGCATCGTGTCCGTCGAGGGCATTGCGCAGTCGTTCAGCATCTGGCAGCGGGGCGTGGCGCACCTGATCCCGCGATGGGACAGGTCCAAGGTCGAGCGGGCGCTGGAGCTGCTCGAGCCAATCGAAGCGCAGGCGAAGGCGCTCCGCACGCGGCTGGATGAGCTGTGAGCGATTCTGACAGGGGGTAGCACCGTTATGGATACCGACAGCCGACAACCGATTCAAACGCAGCACGGGCCAACGTGGGGCGATTGTGGGGGAAATACCCCCCGGGTAAGGAGGCTTCCGGGCCAATCCTTGATCGCGGTTCCCGCTCATCCCGCTTTCCCCGAATGAGCCATTTTTCCGCAACTGTTTTACTGAGACTCGCTCGCAATAACGCATGACCCGCAAAAACAAACTGGAACGCGCCGGTGAAATCGGTGTCAGCATGCCCACCTTGAAATCGTGGGAGCGGTCGGGCGTGGACATCTGGTCGGATGACGACGTGCGGAAAAAGCTGGGGCGCATGCGGAACATGCCGCCGCACCTGAAGCCTGAGTTTCAACCCAAGGCCAGCGCGTTAATCACGCCGCCGGGAGATGATCCCACGCAGATCGACATTGAGTCGATCATCAGCCAGCTATCGGCAGCCACCGACAAGCACCAAGCGCAGACGGTCAAGATCCAGATCGACGGGCTGCTCAACGCCTACAAGCTGCGGGAGGCGGCGGGGAAATATGTTTCAAGGGCGGTCGTTAAAGAGTCTTTTTTGCGGATTACGTCAGCAGTAAACGCGATGATTGCGAGGCTACCCAACGATCTTGCACCAATGATGGAGGGGATGTCGCCAGAGCAAATGCAAAAAGTAATCGGGGAAAAGGTCGATGAAATACTTTCTTACTTAGCAAATTCAGAATCCAAAATTTACCAAGATGAAAATGCTGAATGATGACCAAGGTTTTGCTCATGAAGGCAAAATGCAAACTTATCAACGCATTGCCGATAAATATTCGGTATCATTGAGGACCGTGATAAGATGGCAGAAAGCAGGCTGCGACATTACCGATGACGAAAAAATAGGACGGCACTTAACCAGGCTGCACTCGCCGAAACTAAGCGGCGCGATTACTGTGCTTGAAACACAAAAAAGCCTTTTTGATTTTTCCGAAGTAATAGACACAACAAGAAAAAAGGTCGGCGTGCCTACGGTCGATAGGATAAAGGCACTAATTGAATCGCGCAGACTGAAAGAGATGGCCAAAGATTTAGCTATATACGGAAAAACGGGCGTCATGCCTAAAAAGAAAAATCAATTCATAAGGGCGCTCTACCTCATGAAAAACAAGAGGAACAACCTTTACAAGATAGGAGTTTCCAACACTCCAAGATTTAGGGAAAGGACACTGCAATCACAGGAACCTGAAATTGAAATGGTTGGATTATGGCCGGGATTGTCTGAAATGGAATCGGCTTGGCACAAGCATTTCAAAGAACAAAGAGTTAGAGGCGAATGGTTCGCATTGTCTCAAATACAAGTTGAGTTCATGGTCAAAAAAATGATCTCGCATGGATAGACCAAAGCCAGACATGGAGCTTATAAAGGCCGCCGCTTTTGGATTTCATGAAAGATTCAAAAGACCAGTAAGCGAATGGGCATCCGGCCGCGTCGTCATTCAAGACGGACTCACGCCCAAGTTTCAAATCGAGAACGCACCGTGGCAGCGCGAACCGCTCGACGTGCTCGCCAATGCCGACGCCAAGGAGGTCGTTTTCCTCGCGCCCATCGGGACAGGCAAGACCACGTTCATGGAAGCCGGGCTGGCCTACATCTTCAGCGAAGACCCCGGTCCCACGCTGATCGTCGGGCAGACCGATGATGATTTGAAGGATTGGGCGGAAACGCGGATGGATTTCATGATCCGCAACACTCCCGAAACGGCCTTGCTGATGCCGCACGACCGGCACAAAAAGCGGAAAATGCAGATTCTCTCGGCGGCGATGTCCCTATTCCTCACCGGGGCGAACCTATCCGGCCTGCAATCCAAATCCATGCGCCGCGTTTTTTGTGACGAGGCGTGGCAATACAAACCCGGCATGCTCAACGAAGCACGGGGCCGGCTACACGACCGCTGGAACCGCCAGATGTTCCTGCTCTCCCAAGCAGGCGTGAAGGGCGACGAGTTGGACAAAGCATGGGAGCACACCGACCGCCGGGAGTTTTCATTCCCCTGCCCGAGCTGCGGCATCGTCCAGCCGTGGAAATGGTGCAACGTCGTCGGCTACGATGACGAATCCCAGGACAACCTGACCCGCGCGCAGGCCGCCCGGTTGAAATGCGATAACGACGATTGCGACTGGACCTGCGGCGACAACGCACAGCAGCGGCGGGCGCTGGCAGAGTCGGCATCCTACGTCGCGACCGCCACCGGCTTGCCGGGACATGTCGGCTACCATTACAACGTGCTCTGCAACTGGCGGAAACCCCTGTGGGAGATCGTCCTGCTCTGGCTGGAAGCCAAGGCCGCGATGCGCGTCGGCAATCTGGACCCGCTGCGGCAGTTCATTCAGAAGCGGCTCGCCGAGGCATGGGAAGAAGACTTGACCGACAACCGCACAGAGCTGGTTGGTGATGGCTACACCTTGGCGGAATACTCCGACGGCAAGTTGATTGAGGATGAGTGCGTGATCAACGGGACGCGGATGCGTTTCCTGACAATCGACTGCCAAGGCGACCATTTCTGGTATGTCATACGCGCATGGCGAGCGAACGGAGAAAGCATGAAGATCGCATTTGGTCGAATTGAAGGGCTCTACGAAGCCGAGCAAATCGCGGAGAAATACAAGATATCCCCCAAAATGGTCTTTGTTGACTCGGGTTTCGGGGGCAAGGATTTCGTTTATTCCGCTTGTGCAAGAAGGGACTGGACCGCCCTCAAGGGCAGCGCGATTGAATCATTCCCATGGAAAAGGAAAGACGGAAAAATTGTGATGCGGCCTTACCAGAGATTTGGAAAAGCCATTGCGCTGGACGGCACCAGCTGCCGTTTTGCGAATTGGAGCAGCGACCGGATCAAAGACATCGTTTTCGCATACCGCACGGGCAAGGGTCCGGCTTGGATGCTGCCAGATGACGTTTCCCCCGAATACATCAAGCAAATTGATTCAGAAAGGAAAGAGGAGGTAATCAACGCGAAAACGCGGCAGTCTCAATACATCTGGAAGAAGTTCAGAAAGGACAACCACGCATGGGACTGTGAGGCCATGCAGATCGTCGCGGCGATGATCATGAAGCTGATTCCCGGTTTCGATGTTTGACACGCCGGCCATGACTGATGGCCGCCACCACAATCGAAGTCGCCAAGAACCTTTTTCACTACGCGCGCGGCAACCCGCAGCGGGTGTTGGCGATCCGCAATGCGTTCGACGCCGCGATGACCGGGGCGCTGACCAAGGGCGGCATGGACCTGATTACGAACGCCAACAAGAACGGTGTGAGTATGTCGAAACTGGCAGGCATGCACGAAGGCGAGCGGCAAACCGCGTTGCGCTACGCGATCATGTGGCTCGACGCCGGATTCATCCCGAGCCAGTCGCGGGCGGTCGGTAGGTTTTGACACCCGCCGATAGTCAATGACCATTCTCGACCAATTCGGACGGCAGATGACCACGCGCGCGGCGCGGGCTGCCAATGAGAATTACCACCGCCCGTGGGAGCCGATTGAGAAGAAGGACATCTCGGACCTTGTCCCTGCGGTCGACCGCGTGAAACTGCAATCGCACGCCCGCCGGATTTACCTGAATCTCGGGCCGATCAAAAACGCGATCAACCAGCGCGGGATGTATTCCGTCGGCCGCGCATTCGTCCCGATCTATCGCGGCTCCGATTCCGAGTTTGGCAACGCCGCGACGTCATGGCTGACCAACATGTTTTACGCCATCGGCGACTCGCGCGGTGGCATGCACGATTTCAAAACCAACTTGCTGACGTGGAGTCTGGCGATCGACGTGGACGGCGAGGCATTCATCCTACTGACCCAAACGGCCAACGGATTCCCGAAATACCAAGGCATCCCGAGTCACCGCATCGGCACCCCTGCGGGCATGCAGGAAGGCGGCAACGTGCGCGGCGGGCAGATTCAAGACGGGATCGTCTACTGGCCCAGCGGCGAGGCGAAGGAATACGCGTTTCTCGACAAGGACGGGAACCTGTCCGAGTGGATTCCGGCGTCGAACATGATCCACCTTTACGACCCGGAGTTCCAATACCAGGGACGCGGGCTGACAGCGCTGACCCCCTGCATCAACGACTGCCGGGACATTCTCCAGAGCACCGAGTGGGAGCGGCTGGCGATGCTCCAGATGAGCAGCATCAGCCTGATCGAATACAACGACAACGGCGGACCTGACCCCGATGACCCATACAACGCGCTTGTCGGTAATGGCAGCGGCTGCGGCGGCATGACCGTTCAGTCCATGGACGGCGGCACGGTGCGCTACTTCCGCAGCAACAGCGGCGGGAAGATCGAGACGCTGAACAACACGCGCCCCGGCAATCCGTTCTTGGACTTCCACGACCGCTTGCTCCGCTCATCCTTCGCCGCGATTTCGTGGCCGTATGCGTTTTATACCGGCCACGCGGCAGGCGGCGGCACGGCGCAGCGCATGGAGATTGCGATGGCCCAACGCAGCATTGAGGACCGCCAAGACATGCTCTTCTATGCCGCCCGGCGCATCGTCGGCTATGCCATTGCCAAGGCGCAAAAGCGCGGCGACCTGCCGCAATCCGCCGACTGGTGGAAGTGGGATTTTTCCACGCCGCCGAAGCTCACGATTGACGATGGCCGGGTGACGAAAGAGCTGGAGGCGCTGTGGAAGATCGGCGCGGCCAACATGCGCGACATCGTGAGCATGCGCGGGAAAACCTACGAGGAACACATCCGCGAACGCGCAGCCGAGGTGGCGCTTCGCAAACTCGCTGCTGCCGAGGCCGCAGAACTTTACGGAGTGCCGGTCGATGACCGCGAGATGGCGATGCTGACGCCCAACGAAATGCAGCAACCACGACCCACTGAAAACGATGAAAACGAACCTAATTCAAATCGAGAACCGAGCCGGGAAACTGAAGCTGAATGACGGCGTCCACAAGGAATCCGCCGACAAGCTGATCGAAGAGCTGGGCCGTCTTTACGGACCCGCCGCAGTCGCCGCGCAGATGCGTATCGGCGACGTCGTTTGCGCTGCTGATGACGCGCTGGAAAGCGTCGAGGTGGAAATAAACAGCCCTGGCGGATCGGTTTTCGAGGGGCAGCGAATTTTTTCGGCGCTCCGCGAGATGTCCAACCGTGGCGTGCAAATCGTCACCACCGTCAACGGCATGGCCGCCAGCATGGGCAGCGTGATCCTGATGGCCGGTGATGTCCGCCGCATGACCAAGGAATCGCGCATCATGATCCATGAGGCATCCAGCATTGCAATGGGCGACAGCCGCGACATGAAACGCACCGCCGATTTGCTCGACGGTATCAGCCGCGACATCGCCAATATCTACGCCGACCGCACAGGCGGCGACCCCGGCCAAATCCGGCAACTGATGTTTGCGGAAACCTGGCTCGATGCTGACGCAGCGATGGCCGCCAACTTCGTATCCGAGGTTATCGACTACAGCAAAAAGCCAGAGGAAGCGGACGCGAAAAACGCGCTGTCATTTGACACGCCCGCCAAGGGCATGACCGGAATCCTTTCAAAACTATTCCCCGGAAACGAAGAAGCCGCCGCCAAGGT